TGGTATTCGACGGCTGCGATGCCATGGGTCGAGCATTTGAATGCCGTCGAATACCAGGCCGTCGAGGGTGGCGTAGTCGCCCTCGAACACGGTATCCACGCCAGCCACTTTGATAATTTTGCGCGGGCCGAGGGTGACTTCACCGGAGGCTACTACCACTTCATCCAGCACGCGGTCGACTGCGCCGGTGCGGATCTTCTGCAGCCAGCCGATGTTGACGTCTTGCAGCAGTGGGTTGGCGACACGGTCGGTGGTGGCGGCGGCACTGGTGCCGTTGAAGCCGATCATGATGCGGTCCAGGGCCTGGCGCAGGACGATGGCGGTGCTCAATTTGCTCTGGAATTCCGGAAACTTTGCCCAGGCATCCAGCAGGGCATAGGGAAACGCGCTGTCGAAGTTGGTTTGCTTGCAGGTGTAGGCGTCTTTGCTCAGGGTACTGCGGCTTTGCGGGCTGCGCGGGGTGCCACCGGAGGTGTCGGTGCGGCTGGCAACCGGACCGTTGACCCCAAGCAACAGGGCTTCGCCGGACTGTTCGTCGACGCCAATGATGTTGATTTGTTTCAGGAAGCCATCGGACTCCTGAACCGCGACCTCTAGCTTTTGCTGAATGCTGGGGTCGACGCTGAATTTTTCGTGTGCGCTGGCCACGCCGTTGATCAGGGCGATCTGCACGGCCAATGCGGCGAAGGCGAAGCGGGTTTCTTTACGCATGTGGGTGTTCTCCGGTGAATAGGCTTTTGGTGGTTAGGCCGTGGGGTCAGAACTGGGTGAGGACGGTGCCGTCGCCACCAGTGGCAGGCGGGCGCTGGTGCTGGCTGTGGTCTGCGGTCTGACCCAGCTTGGTTTTGAGCGCTTTGAACTCGGTGTCCAGGCTGGCGAACTGCTGCTGCAGAGCAGTCAGGGCTGTGCCTGATGCATCGGCTTTTTCGGCCTGCTGGGTGGCCAGGGTTACCAGGCTTTCCAGGGCTTCACCCATGTCGGAGAAGGTGGTGGCGTCCTTGCCTTCTTTGTCCTTGCTCATGCTGATGAGGTCACTGATTTTGGCTTTGATGGCTGCAAAAGCACTGGGCTGGTCGGTGACTTCTTCGAATTCGATGGCTGCTTCTTCGGCAGCGGTGAACAGGTTGTCGGCGTGGGTTTTGCGGCTGTTCAGGGTGCCGTGCTGGGCGCTGAACGACAGGGCTTCGGTGCCCAGGCTGGCTGGGGTGTCGGTGATGGCAAGGCCGACCAGGTAGGCCTTGCCGGTGTCGGCAAACTTGGGATAGACCTCGGCGGAGGTGTAGACCTTTTGCCCGGCCTTGTTCAGGGCCAGCAGGGCCTCGTTGGGTTCAAGTTGGGCGAACAGCGCGAGCTTCTTGACGCCTGCAATCTCGACTTCCTCGGACTTGAGCGCGAGGACGTCGCCATAGGAACCGAACTCACCGCCCGGCCAAGCCCATTTGATGTGCTCGCAGTTGATGCGCGCGCCGTAGGTGTTGGGGCTGTACTGCTCCGCCATTTCCTCGATCCAGCTGCGCTCGATTTGGCGGCCGTCGGTGGTGGCGCCTTCTACGGCGATGCGGGTCCACTTGGAGCGGAATTTCTTGGCTTTGGTGGTGGCGGCCATTGGGGCTGTCCTCGATGCGGTGGCGGCGTGCTGCCGTTGCGTTGAGGGCATGTTCGGGAGCTGGCGCGTTACGGGCAACGAGGGGGTGTTGTAGGGCGGGGCTGTACAGCGCGCGAGGCGGGTACGACACGCGCGCGAGAGGCAGCATCTGCGCCATGAATGCTGCCGTTGAAATTCCCGTCCGTGATAACCGCCGCCAGGCCAAGTTTTTGTACTGGACGGGCTGGCGCGTCACCGAAATTGCCGAGCACCTGGGCGAGAAGGAAAAAACCGTCCACAGCTGGAAGGCGCGCGACGAGTGGGACCGGGCGGACAACGTAGAGCGGATCGGCGGTGCGTTGGAGGCGCGGCTGGTGCAGCTGATCCTCAAGGACGGCAAGACCGGCGGGGATTTCAAGGAAATCGACCTGCTGCACCGTCAGCTCGAGCGCCAGGCGCGCATTGAGCGTTACCAGGACGGCGGCAGCGAGGCGCAGCTAAACCCGAACCTGGACAAGCGCAACGAGGGGCCGAAGAAGAAGGCCCGACGCAACGAGTTCAGCGAGGAGGACGTCGAGAAGCTGACCGAGGCGTTCCGCGATGGCTGTTTCGGCTATCAGCTGGACTGGTACCGGGCGGGCAATCAGCGCACCAGGGCCATTCTCAAGAGCCGGCAGATCGGCGCCACGTATTACTTCGCCCGGGAGGCGCTGCTCGATGCGCTGGCAACGGGGCGCAATCAGATCTTTTTGTCGGCGTCGAAAAATCAGGCGCACATCTTCAAGGCGTATATCCAGAGCTTCGCCCGCGAGGTGTGCGGCATTGAGCTGACGGGCGATCCGATCATCCTGGCCAACGGCGCCGAGCTGCACTTTCTGGGTACCAACGCGCGCACGGCGCAGGGCTATCACGGCAATTTCTACTTCGACGAATTCTTCTGGACGTTCAAGTTCAAGGAACTGAACAAGGTCGCCAGCGGCATGGCGATGCAGAAGCAGTACCGCCGCACCTACTTTTCAACACCGTCGAGCATGGCCCATGAGGCCTACACGTTCTGGACCGGGGAGCGCTTCAACAAGGGCAAGCCGGCGGCGCAGCGGATCAACCTGGACGTGTCGCACGACGCGCTGCAGCAGGGCCGGTTGTGCGAGGACAAGGTGTGGCGGCAGATCGTCACTATCCTCGACGCCGAGCAGCGCGGCTGCGATCTGTTCGATATCGAGGAGCTGCGCCAGGAGTACGATGCCGAGGCCTACCAGAACCTGCTGATGTGCCAGTTCGTCGACGATGGGGCGAGCATTTTCCCGTTGTCGGCGCTGCAGCCGTGCATGGTCGATAGCTGGGTGGAGTGGGGCGAGGACTACAAGCCATTCGCGGCGCGGCCGTTTGGCGATCGCCAGGTGTGGGTGGGCTATGACCCGGCCGAGACGGGCGACAGCTCAGGCCTGGTGGTGGTGGCGCCGCCGATGGTGGCGGGGGGCAAGTTCCGCGTGCTCGAGCGCCATCAGTTCCGCGGTATGGACTTCGCCGCGCAGGCCGAGTCGATCCGCCAGGTGTGCCAGCGCTACTGGGTGACCTATATCGGCATCGATACCACGGGCATGGGCTCGGGCGTGGCGCAGCTGGTGCAGCAGTTCTTCCCGGGGCTGACCAAGTTCAGCTATTCGCCGGAGGTGAAGACGCGCCTGGTGCTCAAGGCCCACGACGTGATCCACAAGGGCCGGCTGGAATTCGACGCCGGCTGGACGGACTTCGCGCAGTCGCTGATGGCCATCCGCAAGACCATCACCGCCAGCGGGCGGCAGTTCACCTATACCGCTGGGCGCAACGAGACCACCGGCCACGCCGACCTGGCCTGGGCGCTCTTTCACGCACTACACCACGAACCGCTCGAGGGGCAGACCGCTGCCAATACCGGGCGGATGGAGCTTTTTTAATGACTACAGGCAATCAGGTGGCTATTGCTGCCGACACGCAGGCCACGAGCTCTCATAAGGCGACTGCCTTTACATTCGGGGCGCCGGAGTCGGTGCTGTCGGCCCATGAAGTTTTCGACTACCTGGAATGCTGGTTTAACGGCCGCTGGTATGAGCCGCCGCTGTCGATGGATGGGCTGGCGCGCTCGGTGAAGGCCAGCGTGCACCTGGACTCGGGCCTGCGTTTCAAGCGCAACCAGCTGAGCCGGACCTTCATCCCACACAAGCTGCTGTCGCGCGAGGCCTTCGACCAGTACGCCCAGGACTACCTGGCACTGGGCAACGGCTACGTCGAGGCGCGGCGCTCGATGCTGGGCTCGCCGCTGGCGTTGAAGCCGACGCTGGCCAAGTACATGCGGGTGGGCAAAGACGGGAAGTACTTCCAGGTGCAGGGCTGGAAGAATGAGCACGAATTCGAGCAGGGCAGCGTCTTCCACCTGCGCGAGCTGGATCTGCACCAGGAGATCTACGGGCTGCCGGAGTGGATCTGTGCGCTGCAGTCGGCGCTGCTCAATCAATCCGCCACGCTGTTCCGCCGGCGCTACTTCGAGAACGGCAGTCACGCCGGGTTCATCCTGTACATGACCGACGCCGCCCAGCAGGAAGACGACATCGATGACCTGCGCACGGCGCTGAAAAACTCCAAGGGCCCAGGGAATTTTCGCAACCTGTTCGTCTATGCGCCCAACGGCAAGAAGGACGGCATCCAGCTGATACCGGTGAGCGAGGTGGCGGCGAAGGATGAATTCAACTCGATCAAGGACAAGACACTTGAGGACGTGCTGGCCGCGCTGCGGGTGTATCCGCAACTGATGGGCATCGTGCCCAAGAACGCTGGCGGCTTCGGCTCGCCCCAGGAGGCGGCAGGCGTGTGGGCCACCTTGGAACTGGAGCCGATCCAGACACGCCTGGCCCTGCTGAATGACTGGGTGGGCGAAGAGGTGGTGCGTTTCAAGCCGTTTGAGCTGGGCACCACCAGCAAATAATCACCAGCCCCACAAACAAGCCGCCCTCGAGGCGGTTTTTTTGTGTCTGCGCGACTAGATGTTTGCCGCTGCCTCATACGGAATAACCCCAGCACATCATACTTCTTAGCGCCTGAAAAGTCCTCTTAAAACTCGCTGCGGCCCAGTAAATACGGGGGTTTACGGCCAATTCAGACAGGCGGCGACGGCTGCCGATATCGACACGCGGCCGAGGCACCAGCTGCGCACCACCTGGTGGACGGCAGGCAGCCAGCAGGATGGGCCAGCCCCTGGCGCGCGCCGTCATCCCCCCACCTCACCTGCGGGCTAAATGGGGCGAATTCACTGCACCCCTGCGGATGGCTTCGGGCGGCCCTGGGCGGTGGCTGTGGGCGTGATGCTTGTTCATGGAATACCTGCGATTCCCTGCAGCTAGCGGCTTTTCTGCGGCCTGCTAGGTGGCTTGCTGGGCGTTCCGTTTTCGGTTCGACTATCTGGAAAGGGTAATTTAGGTTTTGGATGCGGCTGCATGGCACTCAAGGCCACGTATTTGCTGGGCTGCAGTGATTACCTGAGATGGTTATTTTGGGTTAGGTTGGAGGTAATAATTTTGTAAGTGATTGATTTTAAAGGGCTGTAGCTTTTCAGCTGGAAACCATTGGTAGAGGTAAGGTGGTTACTAGATACTTACCATTTAATTACCTTTAACAATATTTACTAAACTATTGAAAACAAAGGCTTTAAGCCGTGACAGAAAAGCACCTAACCAAAATTACCTGTTTCCGATGGGTCAACCTGAAAAACGGTTGACCGGCCTGGGCGGGGCTTTTAAAGTGCGCATCCCTTGGTTCGCGCAAATGGCCTGGGAATGACTTGGGAACAAACCCAATCTTTCGCATGGTGCACAAGCTGCGAACAATGGGGCTCACAGAAGGGGTCGGAGTGTTGAAGATGAGTTCGAATCTCACCGCTTCCGCCAACTATTTCAATCGAATCAGCAATATGGTTTCTTTGACGTTTGCTATTTGACGGTTATGCGCCAAGCTAAGCCTCGTAGAATTTTATGCCGTTCGATACGG